ACCATCAAGCAAACCATCTTTATTGGTAAACATGCTATGATCAACTTGCTTTTTACCATTTGTTTTTGCTTTTTTCATTTTTTTCTCCTTATTCCAGCTTCTCGCAAGGCAATTGCGATCGCTTGTTTTCTTTTTTTAACTTTTTTATCAGATTTTCCGATAGAAAGCTTGCCTTTTTTAAATTCTTTCATAATCTTTGAAACTTTTTTCTGTTTTTTATCCATGTTAGTCGCTTTTTGTGCCAACAATTATAGAATCTGGCATCATTTCTTTGCTAGAAGGTAAAGTTTTACTTAAAATTGTCTTTTGTATGGACGTATCTGCTCTCATTTTAGACAATTCTTTGTTTTGCTCTAATTTATTCTCTTGATTTTCTTGATTCATCATCGCTCTCATCTTATCAAGGTTTAATCTTTCTTCTCCTTCACGCTCTTTTCTCATATTCTCTTGCGCTCTAAGGTCTAATTCTCTATCTCTTAACTTAGCGATAGGATCATTTGCAAAATCACCTAATATTTTCTTTTCTTCTTTGTTGTAGTCTTCCATCATCTCTGCAATTAACACAGCTTTTCTAGATTCTATCTTCATAGTTATGTCCATTACACCTTGTTGTATCGAAGGATTTTGCATTGCTTGTGGATCTTGTTGTATTTGTTGTAGTTGTGCTATCTCTGATTGATATTCCATCTCTACTTGTTCTAAAGACATCAAAGATATGTGTTCAAAAATATTTTTTTGCAAACTCGCCATCACCACAGGATTATTTCTAGCCATGTTTGTTCCCATAAAATTTAAATGCGCTGTGATATGTGCTTGATGATCTTGTCCTTTAAACGCTTGAAAAGGTTTTCCAGATAAAGCTTGTATATGTTCTACAGCGGGATCCATTGGTGTTGGTCTTGCAACCGGTTTTAAAATTGTATCTATGTTTTTTACACCCAAAGCTTCATACATGTTTCTATACGCAGCATACAAATTATGAAGCTGTGGGTTGGAGCTAGCCAATTGCAGTTCCGTTTGGGCAATAGAAATTCTTTGCGCTTGAGAGAAAATATTTGGATCTGCAACTGGTATGATGTCTATCTTGTCGTCAAAGTCTTGTTGCTTAATCATTCTTTGACCTCCCACGACATCATATGGGTATTCGTTTGGCAAGTATAATTTAAATACTCTAGCCATTAATTTAAATTCGTTTTTAAGTGCCGTATAAATTCTTTTGTGGATCGCTGACATTGTTCTCGATCCACGTTCCAACAAAGCTACTGTCGTGCCCACGGCCGCTTGTTGATTACCCTCTCCAACTTGAAGATCTGCTATCGACGCGAAACGCTGTCCCGCAGAAACCACGACACCCATAAGCTGTAATAAAGTTGCAGATGGTTCTTTAAAAGGTAGTGTCATAAAAGAATCTTTTATGTTACCGCCTGGTGCATCTACATCTCTAAATTCTCCTGGTTGTATGGATTGCGCATCATCTCTAATTCTAATGCCACGCATTTTAAATCCTGCAGGTAAGTTAGAAAGTGTCCCTGCATCAAGCAGCGAACGTAGGGCTGTCGTCGCTGTTCTTGATAATCCACCAATCATGTGGATTAAACCAAAACCGTAAAAACCTAAACCAGGTAAAAATTTAAAATGAACAAAGTATGGTATCTTTTGTTTTTTATTGTCACCTATTTCATAGTTTCTTCTAATAGATAAAATTTCTCTAGAACCTTCTTCAACAGTTACAATGTACGGTAATTTAATTCCTGTAACATCACCATTAGGTCCACGGTCCTCGAACCCTTCTAAATCTAAATTGATGTGAAATTCTAGAAGAGTGTATATGTCTTCGTTAAAGTTTCTTTTAGTCCCCTCTAACATTCTTTCTTTTTTCTCTACTTCTGTTTCCATGTTCATGGGCCTTGGTAATTCTACATCACGATAGAACCCACCAACTTGTTGTTTTCGTAAATCGTTTTCAGACATTTTAATTCTGTGGATCACGGCCTCTGCATCTTCTAAAGATGTTGCGTTGTATGGCACGATCAAATCATCAGCTGGTACAAACTTAGAAACGGTCCTACCTAAAAGATCGTCATAGTAAACTTTCTTAAAGGAAGAACCGCTAAGAGGGAGATAAAAAAGCATTTGGTCAAACTCTGGTTCGTACTCTTTCATCACATCCATGAGCTGATAGTTCATGAATTCTTTTACACGTTCTGCTTGGTCATTCTTTTGTGAACTTGGCATTCCGATTATTCTTGTTCTTACAGGACCATCTGCAGGTAGTAATTCTTTATATGCTAATGCTTGAAACTGTGTAACAGCTTCAGCTAACACCGGGTGTGTGGCACCACTTGCGCCTTGGAAAGGTTGTGAAGGTGTTTCGTATTTGAATCCTAAAAGATCTAAACCTTTTGCATAACTATCTTCCCAATCTTTTCTTGATGCTTTGTACTCTTGATAGTTTTGCACTAACTCAGATCCAAGAGGATTTAAAACTTCTTCTGGTAATAATTCTGCTAGGTTATCAAAATGACTTTCACCTTGTTCTTGGTTGAAGGCACCTGGTTCAAAATCAATCTCAGCACCACCATCTTCTAATTCTGTAATTTCCGTGTCACCAGGATCAGGTAAAGTTTCTTTAACTTTTATTTCTTCTTCAACCTGTTCAGCTACGGGTGGTATTTCTACTTTTGTTTTTGTGTTCGGTAAACTTTTGTCTATTGCCATGCTTTTTCTCCAATCTTACATCTTTAACAGTATTATATTCAATATTCAACCCTTGTGGTGTGGGACCACTTTCAGGAGGTATTGTTGTTGTCAACTTTTTAGGCTTTTTGTATTTACTAGGGTGTTTAAATGTAAATGTCATTACCAATAATATTTGTAGTTTTTTCTAGGTAAAGGCTCTTCTTTATAGTCATCTGGATGCATAATCAAGCCTCCATCTCTAAATCTCATCACTGCTTGTGTAGTGCTATCAACTAAATCGTCATGATCCCCATACGGAAAAGCAGCACATTCTTCTATAACTTCTTGGGCAAATTCTCTGGCTTTTGGGGCGTATATCTTGCCCGACTCAAAAAGAGGAGCAACAGAGTTTACTCTTGCATGTTTATCATTACCACGACTAGGAGTAAAATCTGCAACAGGTATACCCATACGACGTAACTCAAATATCAAAGGCAGCCCTGCAGCCTTTGCCTCCACTAAAACTGTCTCAGGTTTCCAATACATGTATTGATCGTATGCTATTCGTTTTAGTTCAGGGAACTCATACCGCCCTTTAATTGCATCTATTAGCATCAAACATTGTGGTGAGTCTTCGTTCTCTCTAAACACACCCCATGTTGTAATAGCAGAATAATCCGCGGTTTGTTTTTTAAGAAATGCAGTATCGTAAGATTGTATAACATGCTCGAGTATTGGCATCTCCTCGCTTTCCCAATCCATCCACCACTCTCGTTTAATTAAAGCTCCTTCGTCCGAGGTTGGGTTTTGCATGTACTGTGCATTCCATTTATTTACTCCAGCAGATGCTTTTACAGCTTCAAGGTCCTCGAGCTTCCAATATTGAGGCCACATAGGTTCACCACTTGGCATAATCGCAGGGAACTCTATTACCTCCCATTGATCTGCTTTTTCTTCTTTCTGTGCGTTCAACAACATCTGCGTTAAATCTTTTTTACTCCATCTTGTCATGACAAGAATAATTCTACCGCCTGGTTGTAAACGTTGTCTAGGTCCTGAAGTATACCACTCGTATGTTTTTTCAAATGCGTTAGGTGAGTTTATGTCTTGCTCTGAATGTGGGTCATCAATAATGAGAAGATCAGCACCTCTCCCGGTTACCGCACCTTGGACACCGACTGCAAAATACTCACCGCCCTTTGATGTATTCCATCTTCCTGCAGCCTTTGAGTCTTCTTGTAGTCTTGTTGTAAAAAGTTTTTGATAAGGTTCACTATCAATTAAGTTTTTTGTTTTACGACCAAAGTTTACTGCTAGCTCTGCTGTGTGAGTTGCTTGAATTATTTTAAGCTCTGGATAATTACCTATCATCCACGCAGGTAGAAAGTAAGATTCAAACTCAGACTTTGTATTTCTTGGTGGCATATTGATAATTAATCTAGTCAGTTCACCACTAGCTATTTTATTAAATTTTTCTGATACTTCTTTATGATGTTTACCTTCAATAAACTGTGGCCACATTCTTTTAACAAAGGTTAAAAAATCCTCTCTAGCAGCTGTAGCTTTTTGGTTTTCATAACCAGCTATTATGTTCTGTTTTAATCTTTCTCTTTCCTGAACATCAGGAATTTTATTGATCTGTTCTAAAGTTAGTTTCATATGGAACCAAAAAGTATTTTATAGGATAAATTATTC